CACATCATCAAGTATTTCCACGAGAATCACGAGTCTCTTTCTCCTTCGGAGTTGAAGGTGACCCTTGTCCGTCGAAATACTACTAAGGTTGTTATTTGTATAAATAGCACCGCAGGGGTACGCCGAATTGTTCGGGTGCCCTAATTTTACTTGCTTTTAATTAAGGAGTCATACATGACAAACACAGCAGCAAAATCACTATTTCCAAGATCAGCATTCGTAGGATTCGATTCTATGTTTGATGATTTAGACCGCGTCTCTCGGAACTCGGGCGATAGTTTTCCTCCGCATAACATTATTAAGACTGGAGGAGACCACTATCTAATCGAGTTGGCTATCGCTGGATTCAGCGAAGAAGAACTTGATATCGAACTAAAGAATAGAACCTTGACCGTTCGGGGACAGCATGAAGACCGTGGAAGGAAATACATTCATAAAGGAATCTCAACTAAGAAGTTTGAGAGACAGTTTCGCCTGTCGGAGTATGTTGAAGTCACTGGAGCTGATTTCAGGAATGGGTTACTTGCCGTAAAACTGGAAGTCGTAATACCTGATAGTCAGAAGCCTCGTAAGATAAAAATCAATTCTAACGAGGAAATAAACAATGCCCAAGAGTACATCGAGACCTAGTCGTATAGACAATATCGGTTTATTGTGCGCGACATTATGTAGTGGATTAACCATTATATATTGTCTCACAGTTCTAGCATAACTAAATAAGGGGGGACAGTAATGTCCCCTTTTTTTTATGAGGATATATTATGAACCTAATATACAGTTATTGGGATGGGGAAATACTGGAGTCATGTCAGGCTGGAGTTGATGCTATGCGTGATTATGCTCAACGTATTGGGGTTCAATACCAATTTGATGATAACCCGAGATTTCTTCAATATAATGTTGGTAATTTCACCCCGCATTTCGGAATACTTAAATTAATATATGACACCTCCTTCGATGACTATGAAGATATACTTTTTGTAGATACCGATGTATTCCCGATAGAAAACCTAAATGAAAATATCTTTGATTACTTTCATGGGGATATAGGTATTGTGTCTGAAGGGTTTGTGGGTGACTTGAATGAACATGAACACGATATGTGGTATAAATGGAATACTGCGGTGAGAGAAAGATTTGGGGTAACCATACCGACCCGAAAGGACGGACTACCTAGAATACTTAATACTGGTGTTGTGATGTTTTCAAAACATGCGAGACTACAGGCAAGAGAAAAATGGATGGATGTGAGGAAGTATATTAAATTCGTCTCACGTTATAATCTAAATGAGTTCTTTACATGTGACCAACCTTATATACATATGATGATATATTTACATGATGTGGATGTTCACTTGATGGGAGCAGAATGGAACTCTCAACTCATAACGCAACTTAGTATGATTGATGGTAATCTAAATATAAGACACCGAGATTACAAGAATGCTGATACTAAATTTGTACATGTTCGATTAGAACAAGCAGATTTTCTCAGTAAAGAAGACCATCACAAGTTGGTTAACAGTCCCAAGGATTCCTGGCCGGACTACGTATTAAACTATTCATACCTACGAGGATATCCAGTTGAAAATAAATTGTGACCTTGACAAGTTCAATAAATTCGGTTATAATAGAGCATATCAGTTATGAATACCGATATAAGTAAATTTAACACAGAAGGTTATGTCGTTATACGTCAACCGATTGATTTTGAGTTTAAAGCTGAATTGATTGCTGAGTGTGGACGATTAAAAGATATAGGAGAGGAGCGACTAAGTAACGGTGATGGTTGGGTGATGAATAGTCCCAATAACCCCTGTAAACTAGATGGTGCTATGAAGTCTAATCCTATATTTCGGAGACTTGGACAGAATAGAAAACTTGTCGATATCGCTAAAGAACTTCTTGACATATCTGAAATAGACACGTATATTAGTAAGTTCTTTCCGATGATACCTTATACTGGATTCTCGGTGGGTTGGCATCAAGATAACCATTATATTAAAGCTGATCCGAGTAAGTTAATAAGTTGCGACATTTTCGTCCAAGGTGCTACTAAAGAAAGGGGTTGTCTCCGAGTAATACCAAGGTCACACCTAGAAAATCATGGTCATCATAAATCAAGTCATAATGGAATATTTAACTGGATGAGCGTTAACGACGCACACTCTGGTATATTGGATATAGAACTAGAAGAGTGTTTTGCCATATTCTTTCATCCCAACTTGGTTCATAGTTGTTATGAAAACAAAAGTAACGGATATCGATATAGTATAGCTTGGGAATATATTCAACGCGGTTACGTACCAAGCACCCATAATGGGCACATCTCACAGGATAGAATACAGGTAATATGAAAGTAAAACAAATAGTCATAAAAGGTAATGAAAAGTCGGAGGAGTATGCTGCTCTATCGCGACACTCTTTTCAACGTGCTATCGACGAAGGATATATTGATGGTATAGAAATATTTGATGCTATTACTCCAGAGTCTGATACGTTTCAAGAACATGTAGACAAATATGACTGGGCGCGTAGTTTGATGACTGTCGACCTGAATTCAGGTAACGGTAAGGACGACCATTCACCTACAGAAAAGGCGGGTATGTGTTCTCATTGGGAATTGATGAGACAGCAAGCAGAGAGTGATGAGAAGTTCTGGATTATTGAACATGATACTTGGATGATAGAAGAACGCTTCGACGCATTCAAGATGGCCACACACTTTGCCAAGGACACTATGTATGCGAATATAGGACTTTTTATGGGTATGTACTCTATGGATAAAAGTTTTGCTCATTGGGCGTACTATATGTTAACTGTAAAAAACTTCCCTATCAATTGCGGGCCTTACTGTGTGCTACAAAGATTGTTTCGTACATACACGACACGTCATCTAGAACAACCTGATATAGATTTCTACGGGATAAATGATACTGCCATACATCCTTGGAATCAATGTGATACGCTATATGTTGGTCGTGATATCGGAATACCTTTTAATAAATCAGACAGACACCGGACTGGAATACCTAACCCTACCACTCAAGTGATTTCAAAACGACTTTGTGTCACGCAAGACCACCACGGTTATTCGGACAGATATCAAAATGAACCTTGGACACGTCATCATTTCTTTAAAGTAATTGATTAAAAAATCCTCTTGACAGGCACGCTAAATAGTGTTATACTACGTGTTATATTAATAGAGGTAATTTATGACTTACACCCCATATATGTTGGAAGATGTTTATTTAGAGGCATCTAAGAAAAAATTTAATGTCGTCTCCACCTTCGCAGGTGGCGGCGGTTCATCCACTGGTTATCGTCTTGCTGGTGGAGATATCCTCGCAATCAACGAGTTTGTAGAAGAAGCACGTAACACATATAAAGATAACTATCCTACCACACCTATAATCCCCAACGATATCAAAGAATTGTCGGGTCAAGACTTTCTAGACCTTGTCGGTCTCAAGAAAGGTGAGTTGGATATCCTCGATGGGTCACCTCCTTGTTCTGCCTTTTCGGTTGCTGGTAAACTTTCACATTCTTCAGATGGTAAACATTCTGATGGGTGGGGACAGACCAAAAAATACTCTGACGGTAAAATTGTAGAAAATATCGAAGACCTGTTCTTTGAGTTCTTGCGTGTCGCCAACGAGATTCAGCCTAAGGTTATTATTGCGGAGAACGTTAAAGGTCTTACTATTGGTGAGGCAAAAGAATATTACAACCGTATCCTGAATGAGTTTGAGAACATTGGATATGAAGTTGTTTCTGAAGTTATGGACTCTCGTTATTATGGTGTCTCGCAGACTCGTTCGCGTGTAATATTTATTGCCGTGCGACAAGATGTTGCCGATGCTGTCGGTTTAAATATCTTAACTATGAATCACTTGTTCCCAGAACCAACAAAAACTGCGATACCACTCAAGGATGCTTTAGTTGGTCTGGAGTATGACGAGGAAGAAGTAAAATATTTGACCGAGAAGTTTGAAAGAACCGCCTACTGGAAACAGACTGGTTCTAAGATGGAGACCTTTCCTAAGAAAGTATTGACCGGTATGGATTATCACCCTAAAGGTCACCATTTCAACCTTAAACGTGTATCTCTCGAAGTCCCTGCCCCTACTCTTACCGCAATGGGTAATGGTGACACTACTGCCGGCGCATTCCACTGGAGTGAATCGAGAAAGTTGACACTAGGCGAATTAAAGCGTATAATGTCACTTCCTGATGATTTTAAACTCACGGGTAAGTGGAACCAGAAGGCAGAACGTGTTGGTCGTATGGTTCCTCCACTAATGATGAAAGCAGTCGCTGAGTCTGTCTATGAGAACGTATTGAAGGTGTATAATGAAAGATAGAGAGAAGTATAAAGACTTTACGTTTGGTCACCGCGAAGAAGGTTTCGATAATCACATCGATGCTTCGATTCGTCACTACTCCACGCTCCATGATGACGTGGTAAACCTATCACGTTACTTTGTAGAGAACGACACCAAGGTTGTTGACATTGGATGTAGTACAGGTAAGACTATCGAAGCAATGATTGAACAGAATCATACTACTGCTCCTAACGCACATTACTGTGGTGTTGAGTATGCTCCAGTATTTCAAAACGAAATGACTGAGCGACAGACAAGACTTAACGAAGATGGTCACCACGTCTGTTTTCAAAACAAAAACATCATCCACCACAACTTCGAGAATTGTTCCCTTGTGACATCTATCTTTACGTTACAGTTTATGCAACCTTTATGGAGAAAGAAAGTACTACAGAACATCTATGATGGTCTCAACGAAGGTGGTGCGTTTATCTTTGCCGAGAAGACCTATGCGGAGAACTCACGTATTCAAGACATGATGACCTCCACGTTCTATGAGTACAAGGCACAGCACTTTACCTATGAAGATATTATGGAGAAAGAAAAGACTCTCCGAACTATGTTGAAACCGATGACTTGGAATGACCTTATCAGTCTACTGACCTCAGTTGGTTTTGATTCGACTAAGATTCAACCGTTCTGGATGAACCACCTATTTGTGGGTGCTATTGCCCTAAAGTAATAGTACTATTTTATAAACGTCACGGGAAGGTGATATTAATCCTTTCCGATTTTTTCTCTTGACATAACGTACATATTAATCTATAATGGCCACATGATAAAAAATACTAAAGAATTCTATACCTCAGTTGTCCGTCGCGGCAATAACTTGCTGTATCGCGGATACAAAAATGGCGAACGCGTCAAGAAAAAGATTGCGTTTAAACCCACTCTATTTGTCAATAGTGACAAAACCTCACCTTGGAAAACCCTAGACGGTCAGAATGTCGCGCCCGTGACTTTCGACTCTATGTCTGAGGCGACCGAGTTTGATAAACTGTATCGTGACGTTTCTAACGTCAATGTGTACGGTATGAATAACATGGTGTATCAGTACATCGCTAAAAAATTCCCGACCGATATCGACTTCGACCGTTCTTCGGTGGAAGTCACTAACTTCGATATTGAGGTTGCGTCTGACGCGGGATTCCCTGAACCTAGTAAGGCCGAACATCCTGTCATCTCTATTACGTTACGCAAGAACGACGGTATCTATTGGGTGTGGGGTCTGAATGACTATGTGGTCACACGTAAAGATGTCTTGTTTATCAAATGCGATAACGAGATGGATTTGTTGCGTAAGTTTATTGACCACTGGAGTCGCCATACTCCCGACGTAATTACTGGCTGGAACACTATGGGATTTGATATTCCGTATATCATCAACCGTACGCGTAATCTATTTGGTGACGAGACTCTACTGTCTAAACTATCACCTTGGGGTATCATCCGCGAGCGCAATCGGGAATACTTTGGTAAGAAGGTTCAGGAATATATCCTTGAAGGTATTGAGCATCTCGATTACTTGGATGTTTACAAGAAGTTCACATATACCCAACAAGAATCGTATCGTCTCGACCACATCGCGACTGTCGAACTTGGTGAGCGTAAAATCAACTACGAAGAACACGGCACCCTGTTTAATCTCTACAAAGAAGATTACCAGAAGTTCATTGACTATAACATTAAGGATGTTGAACTCGTTCATGCGTTGGACGAGAAACTCGACCTCATCTCTCTTATCCTGACTATGGCATATAAGGCAGGCGCCAACTACGGTGATACCCTAGGTACTACTAATATCTGGGACAGCATCATCTATCGTATGCTGAACGCGAAACAGATTGTCGTTCCACCTAAAACCGACAAACCTAAGTCCGCGTTTGCGGGTGGTTACGTGAAAGAACCTCAAGTCGGTTCGCACGAATGGGTAACCTCTTTCGATTTGAACTCTCTATATCCTAACATCATTGTTCAATACAATATGTCACCCGAGACGGTGTTGGATGGTATTGTTCCAAATATGTCTGTGGATAAAATACTAGACGGTACTATGTATGGTGATGACTTCGATTATTCTACACTCAGTCATTCTATTGCGCCTACTGGTGTTAGATTCTCGCACGACCGAAAAGGTGTTGTTCCTTCAATCATCGAACAATACTATTCGGAACGTCGGGTAGTCAAGAAAGAGATGTTGGAACTTCAACAAGAGTATCAGCATAATCCATCTAAGGCGCTCCAGTATAAGATTACCTCACTGAACAATAAACAGGCCGCCATCAAGATTCTTATGAATTCACTTTATGGGGCCCTTGGGAATCGCTACTTCAGATATTTCGATCAGCGTGTTGCGGAATCAATTACTATTGCGGGACAACTCGCAATCAAATGGGCAGAGAGAGCCGTTAACAATGAAATGCAAAACCTCCTTAAAACAGATGAAGACTACGTTGTGGCAATTGATACCGACTCTGTTTATATTCGTATGGGTGCCTTGGTTGATAAGTTTGCTCCTAAAGACCCTGTTAAATTCCTAGACAAGATTTGTTCCGAACACTTTGAGAAAGTTCTGGAAACATCTTACGCAGAGATGGCGAAGATTACTGGCGCATATAGTAATCGTATGGAGATGGGACGTGAGGTTATCGCTGACCGTGGTATCTGGATGGCTAAGAAACGTTACATCCTGAATGTACATAACAACGAGGGTGTCCAATACGCAGAACCTAAACTCAAGATGATGGGTATCGAGGCAATCAAGTCTTCGACACCTTCGGTCGTGCGTGACAAGTTCAAGGAAATCTTTCGGGTTATCGTAGAAGGTACCGAATCGGACACACAACGGTACATTTCTGACTTTAAGTCCCATTTCAGAACCTTACCGCCCGAAGATATTTCATTCCCTCGTGGTATATCTGCCCTGAACAAATGGGTAGACCGCAAGACTATCTTCAAGAAAGGTACTCCGATTCATGTGCGCGGTGCGTTGTGTTACAATGCCGCATTGAAGACTCACGGCCTGACACAGAAGTATCAGGAAGTCCAGACGGGCGAGAAGATTAAGTTCGTTTATCTGAAAGTTCCTAATTACTTGGGTCAGAATGTTATATCATACCCACTTAATATGCCAAAAGAGTTGCGTCTACATACTCATATCGATTATGACCTGATGTTTACTAAAAGTTTCCTAGACCCACTTACTCCCATTCTTGATGCGGTTGGTTGGGACGCGGAACCTCCGTCGTCACTGGAGGACTTCTTTGGATAACATTATAGAACAAATGTTTACCAAGGACGAGATAGAAACATATAAAAATATACGAAGATGTCAACAGAATATTGGTAGATATTTAGAAGATTATATAAACACGGGATTGAGTGATAATATCGTCTTTGTTGGTCGTGATAAGAATAGACCCGAAGGTGTAGATTATATTGTAGATGGTGTACCGTGGTCTATAAAAAATGCTTGGAACACCGATAATCACTCTATGAAAAAGTATAGAGAGGATAGAAATATTCTTCATTGGTATAGATTGAATAAAGATAATTCTACTAACTGGCATACTTTTTTTATTAGGGGTCTATCTGAAAATGGTTTTAGAGAATATATGAACGCAGAACCCGTAGCTTCACTGGAGGATTTCTTCGGTTGACAGGCACTCTATATTATGGTATAATGGTCACATGAATTACGAATTAACTATATTTAAAAATCAGTTCGATAACAAGACCCATAGACGAGTCTCACTTCCAACGTGGGATAAGTTTGTGGAATTGTTATGCGGTCTAAGCAATCAAGAAGGTCAAAAAGGTGGAAATAATTCTTCTCCTCTTATTACTCCTGCTGTTTTCGAGGACGGTACGACGCGCGCTAATCGAAATACTTCATATTGGGGTGGTTGGTGTTGCGTTGATGTGGATGACCATAATTATCCTACAACATCTTTAGAGGCATTAGAAGACGCATTACGGGAAGACTTCGGTCAGTATGATTATGTTGTTTACAATACCGCCAGTTCTCGAGCGCCTACACATCCTAAAGATACCGAGAGTTATCCAAAGTTTCGTATCGTTTTTAGATTAGACGAACAGGTAGAACACGACCGCATCAAAGCGTTCTGGTACGCACTCAATACCGAACTTGGTGAAATTGGTGACCCTCAGACTAAAGACTTGGCACGTATGTATTATGTGCCTGCTCAGTACCCAAACGCGTGGTCATTCTTTTTCGAGAATAAAGGTGTTGCCATGAATGTGTCGGAGATGATTGCTAAACATCCTTACCACGAAAAGACGGGTAATTCTTTTTTTGACAACTTACCTTTAGAGATGCAACAGGTGGTGATACAACACCGTAAAAACTCTCTAAATAACACCGACTACAGATGGAATGGATATAGGGATTGCCCTTTCTTTCCAAAACGTCTTGCTGTAGAATACCAGACAATCAGTGATACTGGTTGGTATGCCAAGATGTACCAGATAATGGTTGCTACTGCGGGAACCGCATATTCGAAAGGATATCCACTTACCGCACGGCAAATAGAAGAACTCTGTCGAGAGTTTGACCGTGATACGGGTAATTGGTATGAGAGTAGGCCCATGCACGTTGAAGCAGATAAAGCATTAGAATACATTTATAAAAACGGATAATGAATATGAAAAAAGTACTAGTTACAGGAGCGGCAGGATTTATTGGTTCTCAACTTTCCGCGCGATTAATGAAACGTGGTATAGAAGTTAAGGGTATTGATAATTTCAACAACCACCTCTATGACCCCCAACTAAAAGTAGACCGCATGAAACATTTCGGTCTGGATATTTGGGGATGTGACCTCGCTGACGAAATCAAAACAGAAGCACTATTGCGCGACTTCGCACCGGATATTATTATCCATCTCGCTGCTCACGCGGGTGTACGTGACTCAATGGGTAAAGAGAAACAGTATCACCGTAATAACATTGACGCGACTCAGAATGTTATTGATGTGTGTAAAAAATACTTACCTGACACACGTATTATATACGCGTCAACGTCTTGTGTGTATGCTGGGTCAAAAGTTCCTTGGACTGAAGGTCAAGAGACTGGTAAACAATTAAACCCATACGGTTGGTCAAAATGGACTAATGAGTGTCAGTTCCAATCGTCCGGACTCAACACGGTTGGTCTAAGATTCTTCACAGTATATGGCCCGTGGGGTCGTCCTGATATGGCGTTATTCGACTTTACGAATAAAATCCTTGACGGGAAAGAGATTACCGTGTATAATTATGGGGACATGAAGCGAGACTTTACCTTTGTTGAAGATATCTTGGATGGTATCGAAATTGTTATGAATAACACCAAGATTAAATCTGGTGAGATTTTTAATATTGGTCGAGGTCAACAGGTTGCTTTAATGGATTTCATCGATGAAATCGAGAAGAATGTAGGTAAGAAGGCTAAGAAAGACCTCGCACCTAAACATCCAGCAGATACTTTGGAGACTTGGTCAAATACCAAGAAACTCAGTCAATTGGGTTATCGCCCAAAAGTGAGTATCGCTGAAGGTATAACACGTTTTTATGAATGGTACAAAACTTATAATGGGATTAAATAATGTCAGATAAAAATGCTCCACTAAGTCCTGCGAATCCTTTTCGTATGGCAATCGTCGGTCACGGGTTTGTTGGTCAGGCGGTCGAGTATGCTTTTACTCACCCTATGGTTGATTTCAAACTTATCGACCCAAAATATAATACGTCTATCGATGAGTTGAGCAACTATGACCCACACTGTGTGTTTATTTGCGCACCTACACCATCGCATGATAATGGTTCGGTCGATTCCACTATCGTAGAAGATGCTACTTTGAAGGCATTGGTTCATACTAATGCGATTGTTGTTATCAAGTCGACTGTCACCCCTGATGTGATTGAACGTCTTTATAACTCTATGGATAGACGCCAAGTAGACCGATTCGCATATAACCCAGAGTTTTTAACCGAGAAAAACGCTAAGGCAGACTTTGTTACTGCCAAGTTCCACGTCATGGGTGGTTCTCCACAGGCAACTCAAGAACTGATTGAAATCTATGATATCTTCAGTGGTTGTGAGTCTAACGACTATCATCGTATGACCGCGTTCGAAGCGTCATTTGTTAAATACACTATTAATTCGTTTCTTGCTACAAAAGTGACATTCTTTAATCAGTTGTATGATTTGGTAAACTCGTATGGTTGTTCGTATAACATTGTAACTCGCGCAGCTGGTCTAGACCCGCGTGTAGGTATGGGTCATACTCGTGTGCCTGGGTTTGATGGTAAACGTGGGTTTGGTGGTGCGTGTCTACCTAAAGATACAAATGCGCTGTTGAACTTCTCTACAGTAACCAATGAAGATACTGGCGAAACTATTGCCTTTGATTTACTTGAAAAAGTTCTTGACATAAACACACGTTATCGGGTACAATATGACCTTGATGACCGTGAAAAGGTTAACAACATCACATTCGCTAATTTTGGAGAAGGCAAACAATAATGAGTATAATGAATAAACTGAAGAAGAACTCGAAGATTAAAGAGACGGATATTCTCAGTACTAGTAAATTCTTCAATAGTAAAGATATGGTACCGACGGATGTACCTATGGTGAACGTCGCTCTGTCGGGTTCTGTTGATGGTGGAGTCACGGCTGGACTTACTGTCCTCGCGGGCCCATCTAAACACTTCAAGACTTCATTTGCTCTATTAATGGCGGGCGCATATCTTAATGCCAAACCTGATGCGGTAATGTTGTTCTATGATTCAGAGTTTGGTTCACCACAGTCTTACTTCGAACAGTTTGGTATTGATACCTCTCGAGTATTACATACACCTATTAAACATGTGGAAGACTTAAAGTTTGACTTGATTAGTCAACTTGAAGAACTAGACCGAGATGATGATGTTATTATCGTTATTGACTCTATCGGTAACTTGGCTTCTAAGAAAGAGTTAGACGATGCGTTGAATGAGAAAGGTGTGGCGGATATGTCTCGTGCGAAAGCATTGAAAGGTTTATTCCGTATGTCTACACCGTACCTTGCTATGAAGAACATTCCTATGTTAGCGATTAACCATACTTATCAAGAGATTGGTTTATTCCCTAAAGCGGTTGTATCTGGTGGTACTGGTATCTATTACTCAGCTGATAACATTTGGATCCTTGGTCGTCAACAAGAGAAACAAGGTCAAGAGATTGTAGGTTATAACTTTGTAATTAACGTTGAGAAGTCTCGTTATGTTAAAGAGAAATCTAAGATCCCTATCGGCGTTACTTGGGACGGTGGTATTCAGAAATACTCTGGATTACTTGATGTTGCTATCGCTGGTGGTTATGTTATCAAACCATCTAATGGCTGGTATCAGCGCGTAGATAAAGAAACTGGTGAAGTGATGGACGGTAAACTTAGATTAAAAGAAACTCTAAGTGCTGACTTCTGGGAACCTATTTTCGAAACAACTGATTTTAAAGAATTCCTTGCCAAGACGTATAAAATAGGGTATAATAGCCCTATTGATTTAGATGAAATAATACAAGAGGCAGTTTAATAATGAAAGAACTTGATTTAGATAAACCTTCCGAACACGTCGATTATGAAATAATGCCGATGTTCGCGGAGGACGGTACCCAAGTCTGGAAAGTTCGTTTACTTCGTGCTCCTTTTCATGGAACCACAGTCCGTTACGGAAACGTACAACTTGATGGTATTGAAGAGCAGATACGATTCAGCTTTGACATAGTTGAGACGAACGACGCAGAAACATTTAATACGGACAATGTAGATTTACAGAACTTTGTTTCTGATGTATTAGAAGATATTATTGTTGTTGCGATGAAAGAAGGTTGGATAGGGGGTAAGGAACTAAATGATGGAAATCAATCTACAACAGACGATTCTAAGGAATCTACTGACTAACGATTCTTACACACGTAAGGTCGCCGCATTTATTAACCCAGAATACTTTGAGGGTGTCTATCAGGCACTCTTCAAAGAGTTTACTCAATTCATTGCTAAGTTCAATCGCCTTCCGTCTAAGGAAGCTTTCAAGATTGAACTGGACAGTGCTGACCGTCTCACTGATGAACAGTACCGTCACGCTATGGATATTCTACCAGATATTTTCCAGTATGCTGAGGAGAATCTGGAGTGGTTAGTCGAGCGTACCGAGAAGTGGTGTCAAGACCGTGCGGTGTTTAATGCGGTAATGGAGTCTATTTCTATTATCGACGGTAAACATAAAGACCTGAATAAAAATGCTATTCCCGACGTATTATCTAAGGCATTGTCGGTGTCTTTCGATACTAACATTGGTCACGACTATATTGATAACGCTAATGAACGTTTTGATTTTTATCACTTAGAAGAAGAACGTCTCGAGTTTGACCTAGAATACTTCAATAAGATTACCAAAGGTGGTTTACCTAAGAAGACTCTAAACATTGCCCTCGCGGGTACCGGTGTAGGTAAGTCATTGTTTATGTGTCATATGGGTGCTGCTGCTCTTTCTCAAGGTAAGAATGTACTGTATATTACTATGGAGATGGCCGAAGAACGTATCGCAGAACGTATTGACGCGAACTTGTTGAACGTACCTATCGACCAACTAGAACATCTTAACAAAGAGATGTTTACTCAGAAGGTCGAGAACATTGCGAATAAAACAAATGGTAAGTTGATTATTAAAGAGTATCCTACTGGTGCTGCTCATGCGAATCACTTCCGTGCGTTATTGAATGAACTTAAACTTAAAAAGAACTTTAAACCAGATGTTATCTTTATCGATTATCTTAATATATGTTCTAGTGCTCGTATGAAAGGAATGGGTGGTGCGATTAACTCATATAGTTATATTAAGTCTATTGCTGAAGAACTACGTGGACTTGCGGTCGAATTCGACGTGCCTGTCGTGTCGGCGACGCAAACGACTCGTGGTGGTTACAATAATGATGATGTTGGGTTGGAAGACACGTCCGAATCTTTTGGACTACCCGCAACCGCAGACTTCATGTTCGCATTAATTGCTAATGATGAACTAAAGGCAAATAACCAGATGATGGTTAAACAGTTAAAAAATCGTTATAATGACCCTGGCACAAACCAACGTTTTGTTGTTGGTGTAGATAGGTCGAAGATGCGATTATACGATGTAGACCAAAATGATTCACCTCTAAATAAAGAAGTGGACACGGGGCCTGCGTTTGATAACAGCGCATCTGGTCAAAGAATCTCCCAAGAGAGGTTCAATGGTTTTAAACTATAAGGAATTCATTAAATGAATCCATATTTACATACAGCATTAGTATTATTGGTCATTGTGGTATCGTTTTATATCGGTAGATATAAAGGTTTTTACCGAGGTATTCAAAGTACATTAGACCATCTACTACATTATAAAGTACTAAGTCTAGAGGAGATAAAACTAGCTAATGAAAGATTTCAAAAAGACCGAGGAAAATAGTTGGGTAGTTCCTGTTATCGATGTTGGTGATGGTGAACTCGCAATGGAATTTTCTGACGAACTCATGGACGCATTATCATTAAATGTTGGTGATACTGTCGTTTTTAAATCGCTAGATGAAGGACGCTTCTCTCTGGAGAAAAAATCGTCATGAGTGAAATAACAATTCGTAATAAAGGCATGTTAGATATTCTCAATAGTTTCTCTGATGAGATGTTATCAAAACCGTCTTACAACAATGAAAAATATTGGACGTATCGTGACCCAGAAGATGTACACAAAGGAGAATACTTCTGTTCCCGTGATTACTTAGAAGAGTGTCTATCTAGATACCCTGAATTAGTAGGGCCTCCAGACCGTTACTTTGCGCAACCTATCTCTAAGATGGTACGTGAAGAACCGGAAGTATGGGGAGACTTTATGCAGAAGGTCAAGTATGACTTCGCTGCGGAGATTGGAGCACACACGTCCGCATTACTCTCCTATTACCCGCCAGGCGGTTTTGTTGGATGGCATACTAACTATGATGCGAACGCATATCAGATCTTATTTACTTGGTCTGAAAACGGCGATGGGTACTTTGAGTACTATGATAAGAAGACTGACGAAATAGTTCGTATCCAAGATGTGCCTGGATGGCAATGCCGTCACTATTACTTTGGTGCTGGAGAAGAAGAAGATTTACACTGTTGGCACGCTGCCTATAACGGCAATAATCAACGTATCACCTTAGCATATAAGTTTGTTAATGGTGGTAGTGTGAATAACCCTGAAGATGCGCAAGCGAGAGCAATGCGTGATATGTTAATTGATGAAATAGAGAGTGAATAATGAAATTGAATGATGTGGTAACAGTAGTCACGGTAAGTGGTGAATATGTAGGTAAGTTTGAATCCCTGAATCCTAACGGTGTGGTCACACTAAAAGACCCGCGCATGTTGATTCATGGTGAACAAGGAGTTGGTTTCGCTCGTGGTATTTGTATGACAAGTGACGAGAACACCCGTTCGGTTTCATTCCAACAGTATGTCTTTATTACTGAAACGAATGAAGATTTTTCTAAGGCATATACTAAAGCAACCAGTGGGATTATACTATAATGATTTTAGCAGATAAAGAAAAAGTCGCGGCAGCGGTAAGAGAAATGTCCGATAGCATGTTGCGAATTGATGCGGAACGTGAATTAATGAAAGATATTGTCGATGTTACCGCTGAGAAGTACGAAATTGACAAGAAACACTTCCGTAAAATTTCTAATATATACCATAAGAGAAATTTAGATGAGGCCCGTTCAGAAACTAACGAGGTCTATGAATTATATGAGGAATTGTTTATCTAATGTTACTTACATCCGGTTGTAGTTTTGTCTGGGGCGATGAGTTGAAGGGGTGTTATGAAAACCCCCCAGCTCATTGGGAACTCACGTGGACAAGCTTGTTATCAAAAGAACTGGGCATGGAATATGTCAACCTAGCATCGTGTGGTGCGTCCAACGACAAAATCTTCCGCGATGTTATTAGTTACCTACATAATCCTGAAAATGAAAGACCTACGCATATGGCTATATTGTGGTCTGCCTGGCAGCGCGCTGAAGTCGTAGAACATATGGGATACGATAGAGAATCGTCGATGGGTATTAACCGTAATCAAGATATGACACAGTTCTCTCCGGCGCGAACCCAACTTATAAGTGATAAGATTAAACGGAATGCGTATGATATTCTATATAATCATGGTTACGATTCTCGTACTGACATCATACACGGTCTTACTCGTATGCAGACAATGGAACTTCTCTGTGATAGTCTCGGTATTAAATTAGTACAGGGAGTATTCCACCATAGTTGTTGGACTAATATTCTCGCAACATTAAAAGATATGGGGACTAAACACGATTCTGAAGCATACCGTAATAAACAAGTTGCCCCTACAGAGTCTTATAAGAAGTGGGTGATGGATACTGTAGGTAGTTTAAAATCTACTAGTCGTATCGGAATGGGTCGGACTCTAACGTTGTCTGATATAATGCTTAAAATAGATGATGTCAAACCACACAGTCATCCTGGCGAACGTTCACAGGTTATTTTTACCGAAATAATGTTAGATGCGTTTAAAAACATCGAGTAATCATATTAGCCCAATGCTCTAATTTGTATAAATAATAAATAATAACATACATCTCAAACATGGAAAACGGAAAACCGTACAATGAAAAGTTTTAAGACATACTTAAACGAAGGGGTTAATGACCCTGGCATCTTCAAGGCAATCTTTCTTGCGGGTGGGCCTGGTTCAGGTAAATCATTTATCGTAGGAAAAACTGGACTTACTTCGTTAGGTTACAGAGTTGTCAATTCAGATGACGCGTTCGAAGCGGCAATGAAAAAGGTCGGCATGGAAATGAATCCCGATAACATCTTTTCTGATGAGGGTCAAAAAATCCGTGGTAAAGCGATGGAACTCACTTCGGTCAAACAGAGACTATATATTCAAGGTCGTCTTGGTCTAGTTATAGATGGTACTGGTAAAGACCCAAATAAGATTGCTAAACATGCTATTAAGTTACGTTCATTAGGTTATGACGTTGCGATGATTTTTGTTAATACCGACGTAGACACCGCAATTAAGCGTGATGCCGCGCGTGAACGTACAATTGGCGCGAAAGAAGCAACTAAGTACTGGAATTTAGTACAAGCAAATATCGGTAAGTTCCAGCAGATGTTTGGTAAGAAAAACTTCTTGGTAGTTGATAACTCTGAAGGTAAGGACTACAAACAAGAGACATTACGCGCATACCGTGATGCTGTCAAGTTTACTAAGAGACCACCTGAAAGTAGATTGGCCAAGAGTTGGATCCATCAGCAGAAGAAACGAAAAACTTCCTAGACTATTATATTGATAGTTTGTGATGATTATATGAAATTTATCATAGTCTCAGAATCCTAACCAGAAATGGTTGGGATTTTTTTTATCTTTTTTTTTGCTTTTGCCCTTGACATTCTTTTTAAAACATGTATAATAGCTTTGTGAGTTGGGGGAGACCCCACTAATTATTTTAAAAGAGAGAGATTATATTATGTTGAAATATGAAAACACTGCCTCAGTAGGCGACACTATCCGAGCATATGACTTCCAACCTATGCCAGACCGTCCTGATTCTTCGCTCATCGGGCGTGTACTCGAGAAAGGTGAAATGCTTAATGAATTAGGTCACTATATGTGTGCCGGTTACAAAATCCTTGTGAGTTCGTCTGACAGTGGCTCAAAATCATTTGATGAGCGAAGAGTCGGTATAGAAATGATTGTTCCTTTTGAAATGTCTATTACAGAATTCGATGGTCGCGTGGAGGTATTATGTTAATTAGATTTATCTTGACAGTCGTATCAATCTGTGTTATACTCTTAGCTGTCCACCAGAGGATAGTATATGGTTCAGCGGACATGTTAACTATGTTAGGTTTTATTCCCGCATCGTTGTATATTATGATTTTTGTCGTCGATAGTTATAAGAGTATAAAAAATTATAAGTATGGTAGATACGAACTAATAATAAAACATCCGAATAAGGACTAAGATAGATGTTCACTATAGGTGACACCATAGCAATATATAATGAACTAGAAGAAATGATTGACCGAGGTATAGTTTTAGACATTACCTTTGATACAGTAACAATACGGTCAAGTTTTACTGGTCTAAGTTCAGAGTATTTTCAGGATATGATAGACATATTGCAATATAACGAAGATGATGTGAGTACATGTGAAACTGATGTAATCAATCCGTTATGGAAAATGCTCGACATATATAATAGATTTGACATACTGGCCAACCGATGAGGTATTTGTAATGAGAGTAATATTATTAACGATTTTAATTTTTACATCCGCGATTGTATTTGCGACGACACGTGATGCTTCCTATGGGAATTTCATTTCAATGGACGAGCAAACGCATTGTCTTGCTCTGAACATCTACCACGAATCACGTTCGGAAAGTATGGTAGGACAATATGCGGTAGCAGACGTGGTTTTAAATCGAGTAGCATCTTCTAGATATCCTAACACCGTATGTGGTGTAGTTAAACAGTCTCGTTTGTGGGATGGTTATCCGGTGCGTGACCAATGTCAATTCTCTTGGTACTGCGATGGAAAACCTGACACTCCAACCGAAAGTGACGCATGGCATCGCTCTCAGACTATCGCTACGTTCATGATATATGATGATAAGTACCGAGGTATCACTGAAGGTGCTACACACTATCATACAAACTATGTTGACCCGTATTGGAACAGTAGTATGGTATTCATAGGACGCATAGGCGACCATTTGTTCTATAAGGAGGGTAGATAACTGTGAATTTGTCGCCTACAGGTAGTTTATTTGACCACGAAGAACCCGCTGTAGGAAAGGTATATATACTGCACGATCCATCTGGTGCGATAATGTCAGTATACGGTAATGCTAATTCAGCAATTGACCGAGCAGCGTATGAACTGACTGATAATCATCAAGAGTCGTTATATATCGACGCATACGATTACGTAATATATGTGACCAGTGATATGGGTGAGATTACCATTTTGATTGAAGATATAAAAAACTAATTAATGCTCCGTTCGTCTAGAGGCCTAGGACACTGCCCTTTCACGGCAGGTACACGAGTTCGAATCTCGTACGGAGTACCACCTTATTTAAACTTTCCTCTTGACATGATGATTATTGTGTTGTATAATACGCACTAATTAATTGAGACTATATTATGAAATTCCACGATAAAGAAAAGAAGCTTGAATCTAAACCATTGGACTGGTATGTTAAATGGGCTGCGACTGCTTTTGTCATAGTATCAGTGATGTTTCGACAGGCGGGGGTGGAGTTTAGATTCTATGACCTTGCGGTAGGATTCATCGGTACTGGATTATGGATGTGGGTTTCTATAATATGGAAAGACCGTTCACTCATTATTTTGAATGCGGTTATGATGGTAATGTTAGGCTCAGGCCTTTTAAAAGAGATAATATAATGTTTAAAGACCACGAAGTATCAAATAAACTCTATGACGAATACACGGATATGGAGATTCAACAAAGAATTAATGATGACAACGATTTTAATGAGATTGATAATAATCGTTTAAATATAAAATATAAGTTTAATGAAGATAATTTGATTTCTGAATTAAAGGCATATATCGATTCTACTTATGATGCTCACTACTCAACATCGGGGTTTCAGTCGAGTGAGGTCATCATAGACCGAGGTCGTGGTATGGGGTTCTTCCTTGGTAACGTGGATAAGTATAGTGCGCGGTATGGGAATAAAGGTAGTGTGGCAGATTATCGTAAAGACCTTATGAAAGTGTTACATTATGCGTTACTTGCACTACACACTCACGATTTAGAAAGTTGAGCGGTAGTTAGAAAAAAAGTATAAATACTATGGTACATTATTCTTAAATATCTTCATTAGCCCACCCTTGATTTGAATTGCATACACTTCCGCTCATCAAACAAGGAAAATACGATGGAAATTATTATCGTAAGATATGTTCGTGATGGTAGCTCGGCTGAACCGAATGTGAGGACTTTCATATCACCGCATTCGGCTTACACCTTCACTCAAGATTTAGAAATGGATCCAAGTGTGATTTCAATAGAATCATACTTCGATACTGTGGAAGACCTTGAATTGTATGCTTAGTTATGACGAGGGGTCTTCGGGCCCCTCATTTTATTTTAAAAAAAACTTGACAGTAACAATACATTATGTTATTATAGCCACAAATGGAGAGTTGGCAGAGCTTGGTTTAATGCACCTGACTTGAAATCAGACGTACAGAAATGTACCAGAGGTTCGAATCCTCTACTCTCCGCCATTTGTTTATATTATTGAGTATATTATGAAAAAATTAATGTTAGTGACAGTGACATCTTTATTGCTATCCGCCTGTGGTGGAGGTACCGAAACGTCTAATTTAGTTGAAGTTCCTTCTACTGTAAATCCTCCCACCCAAACACCCGTACAGATAGAGAGCGCAAAACTGCGCGACCTAATCATAGTCAGTGACCTCGTACTTCCTATGAGTGACGACTATAGTAATATCCCCCAAGACGTAATGAATCCTATAACCGAGGAAAAGGTTAAATTGGGTAAGTTATTGTTCCATGAAACTGCTATGACTCTTGGTGTTACCGAAGAACATAAGAACACATTTTCTTGCGCATCTTGTCACAATGCGAGCGCAGGATTCAAGTCCGGTATTGCTCAAGGTGTGGGTGAAGGTGGTGTTGGTAATGGTGCGAACCGTGTTAATATATTAGGTGCCCTCGCTGACTTACAACCTCTCGCGTCTCCTACCGTAATGAATACCGCGTATCAAGAGGTTATGTTATGGAACGGTCAGTTTGGTAATGCGGTTGATGGTATTGTCAATGTAGGTATTGATGAGTCCGTACTATCCACTGAAGGTACCCCTAAAGAGAATAATGCCCGACAGTGGTCTGGACTAGAAGTACAAGCAATCGCTGGTCTGGGTGTACACCGTCTGAATGTTGGTGAGGGTTCCCCACTTGACACATTACCTGAATATCAAGAACTTGTTATGGAAATAGGTGGTGATGACTTACTTACCACTGCCGCACAATCTATTGCCGCGTTTGAACGTACTATCTTGTCCAATGAAGCACCATTCCAGAAATGGTTACGTGGTGATGAGGACGCGTTATCTGAGACTGAACTAAAGGGTGCTCAAGTGTTTTTTGGTGATAAAGGTGGATGTTCCAGTTGTCACTCAGGGCCTGCTCTTAGTTCACCGCAATATGCTACTAAGGAACAGATGTTCATGGCGGTCGGTTTCAGTGACTTAGATGTGAATGATAATATAACAAACGCAGATGCCATTAACGATGCGGTTCGTAAAGGTCGCGGTGGGTTTACTCAAGACGAGTTTGACGCCTATCAATTCAAAATTCCACCACTATACAATCTGACAGATTCTAAGTTTATGGGTCATGGCTCATCGTTTACGAGTGTGCGGGAAGTTGTGGAGTATAAGAACGCAGGTGTCGCTCAAGCGGATATGCCTTTAGATAGACTGGATTATAGATTTAGACCTCTAAACTTGACTCCCGATGAAGTTACTCAATTGGTAACATTTATTGAGAAATCTCTATACGATGATAATTTACAGAGATATGTGCCGGATGCTCTACCTAGTGGACAGTGCGTAGAAAATAATCCTGGCTGTTAAGTTACCGGACGTATATATAGTATAGTAATTTGGAGCGGTAGTTCAGTTGGTTAGAATACCGGCCTGTCACGCCGGGGGTCGCGGGTTCGAGTCCCGTCCGCTCCGCCAAACATCCCTTACGGGTATAATATCCCTAACGGGTATAGAACAGTACTGTTAAGACGACATGTCTAACCGTTGAGTCTCTCAACCATGCGCATAAAAATAATAATGCCGCGACGGTTTAATTGGTCTAACACATAAAAGTACATCCCCAGTTCTATGCCCGTCGGGGACTTTATTTTCAAAATAAGCCCTTGACAATACCCCACAAGTCTGTTATAATAGCTGTACAAATTGACTTGGATATATTATGTTTAAACATTCCCCTATAGAACTAAAAGAGATGACCGCTGTAACCACAGAGTTTGGTCGTCAATACGAAACCCCCGAAGGTGTAAACCTCCCATCTATCACTACTGTACTCTCTATTCTATCCCGTGACTCTATTGCTAAGTGGAGAAAACGTGTTGGTGAGAAAGAGGCTAATCGTGTCTCATATCGCGCATCTACGCGTGGTACTGCGGTTCACGAGATATGTGAACAGTATGTGAACAATGACCCTAATTGGGATAAGTACATGGCAATTGACATCGATACTGGTGAGCAGAAGTTGACTAGACGTACTCCTGATTTAATCGATTCTTTTCTGAGAATCAAACCTATTCTTGACGAGCGACTGACTCTTGTCCATGCTCAAGAAGCTCCCCTATACTCTACCCACCTAGGTGTAGCAGGTCGTGTGGATTGCGTTGGCGTCTTCGACGGTAAGTTATCCATCATCGATTACAAAACCTCTATGAAACCTAAACGTCTTGATTGGATTAAAAACTACTTCATGCAAGAGTCCGCATACGCAATTATGTGGGAAGAACGTACGGGTATGCCTATCACTCAACTGGTCACTATTATCTCCGTAGATAACCATGAACCACAAGTCTTTGTCGAACACCGTGATAATTGGGTTCGTCCTCTAATTGACTGTATTGCTCAATATAATGAAGAAAACCCTACAAATTATCTAGACATATAAATAGTAACTAATGTACTCTACTTTACCGGTAGAGCAGAAGGAACTTAAATGGCAAATCTATCGTACAACGAAATAACAAGAGAAAACAAAGAATATCGTTCTGAAGTTCTTGTTCAGAAAGTTTTCCAAATGGATGGAAAATCTAATACTTTCGTCACTGATGAGGGTATTTTTCTTGCTGATTGTGTCATCATAAATGGTAAAAAGTTTATGGTAGGTGACCCCGTAGATATTGCGGGTAAGATTCTCTCTCTTAAACTACTACCAGTTTCTAAAAGAAAGGTTTCTATTGGTGGTACACTTCAGGGCTCTACAACAAGAAAAGAACTTTTACTGAATAAACTGGAAAAGACTGAGGAGTTTGGTGGTCAACCTGCAGGTGGTACCAGAGTAAACAAAGGTATCAAATTCGAACATGACTTCGTCGCAGTATTGGACGAACAGTTAGCTGGTGTTGTAAGTAACAAGACGTATTCAAAAGAAGTCCAATATATACTTAATGCCTGTGCTAAGAAAAATAAATCTCCGGTGGTCGGAGTTATTCCAGAGGGTGCTCAGAACCAAAGTCGTCCTATTAAAATGGCGGGTTCTCAGTTACATATTGCCCCACTTAACCATAAAGACCATGGCGCAAAGTTAACGGATATTACTCTAAAACATGCTGATGGTAGTTATAGTTACCTTTCATTGAAGTTCTCAAGCACTTTGACATTTATGAATGCCGGAATTAGTTTAATATTTCCGCAATCACAGATACGACAGGGTGAGATAACAACTGATATGGGTAAGGCCATATTAGAGACTTTAGGTATGGAATCTGCTATATTCTGTGATGTGTTTAATAGTTATGGAAGACGAAAATTTCCAACAGTAAAGGCAAAACTAAACGGTGAAAAGTTAAAGAAGTTTTTACAGACCTGTATAGGTTCCCAATATTGGATGGTACATGGAATGGAAGGCGGCAAGGTGTACTTTTGGGAAATGTCAGCAGCAAATAATCCGAAGTATGCTACTATTACCGGAGATGTCGAGATACAGTACGGTGGTAAGAATGGTAACGGTAAACGTATCGATATAGTGTTTGGTAATCAATACTTCGATTTTAAAATAAATATACGGAATAAACAAGGTGGACTCTACCCATCTCACATTATGTGCGACTATAAGAGTAAACCCGCCACCGGAAAGAAATTACTTTAGGAATAATAATGATAGACTTTTCAACGTTCATAACTGAACAGAAGAACACCCATATGACACATATCGAAGATAAAGTTATCTACGGTGGTGTTGACGGTACTCGTCAGGCGATATTCGCATTACGTTCATTGCGAGATATGTTGGCGGGTAAAGCCAAAGGTAAAGTATCTGTGAAGTGGGACGGTGCGCCTGCCATTTTTTGTGGAACTGATCCATCGGATGGAAAGTTCTTTGTTGCGAAGAAAGGGATTTTTAATAAGAATCCAAAGGTGTACAAAACGAATGAAGATGTTGAAGAAGATACGAGCGGTGACTTGGCGGAAAAACTTAAAGACGCTCTTAAATATTTGCCAGCTCTTGGTATTAAAGGTGTTATTCAAGGTGACTTTCTTTTTGGTCGTGGCGATCTTAAAACTAAGAAAATAGATGGACAGGACTATGTAGTCTTTCAACCAAATACTATCGCATATGCCGTACCAGTAGACCAATCCAAAGAAATACGCGCTGCTAAGATTGGTATCGTGTGGCATACCACATATACTGGTAGTACTTTTGAAACCATGAAGGCGTCATATGGCGTTGATATGAAGACTATAAATAGTAGTAAGAATGTCTGGTCTCAAGACGCAATGCTCAGAAACTTGACTAATGCCACAATGACTGTGCGTGAAACTACTGCGGTAAACACACTGTTGACCCAGGCAGGTAAACTGTTCAATCAGATATCTGGTAATACGCTCCGGTCATTAGAGAGTAATCCCAAATTGGCTCAGATGATTGAACAGTTTAATAACACTTATGTACGTAAAGGTGAGGTTATTACCGATACTAAATCACATGTGGACAAACTTATTTCTTTTATTGAAGAAAAGTTTCAGAAAGAGATTGATAAACGAAAAACTGAAAAGGGTAAGTCCGCACAACGATTAAAACGGGATGATTTATTGGTATTCTTTTCTCAAGATAACCGCGATTCTCTTGTTAAAATGTTTGAACTGCAGAAAGTTATTGTACTGGCGAAATTAAAACTTATAAATAGTCTTGATAAACTTAAATCAATCGACACATTTGTGAAAACTCCTAATGGCTATAAAGTTACTGGTGAGGAAGGATATGTCGCAATTGATAAACTTGGTGGTGATGCGGTGAAACTCGTTGACCGTATGGAATTTTCATACAACAACTTTTCGCCAGATATATTAAAGGGTTGGGAATCCAACCGTAGATAAAAATGGGTTGAACCAAATAGAGGAAAATCAAATGGCACCTATGTCATTTAAGCAATTTGTTAATGTTGATTACGCCAATGGTGGTGATGAACAGTTGGCATATAACGCTCAAAAAAGAAAAAAAGAATCTGTCGAGACTCAAGATGAGGCACTTGACATTACCCAGCGACGTAAACTTTCTCAACGTATGAAACGTATGAAGTCACGTATCGCAATGGGTCGTAAACGAGCATCGCGTAAAGTTGCGAGTATGGACAAACTAAAAATCCGCGCACGTAAACAAGCACGCAATCAAATCATAAAAAAACTAACTAAGGATATCCCTAAATCCGAGTTATCTAATGCTCGTAAAAAGGATATAGAAAAGAGATTAGAGAGACCTGCTATACAGAATCGTATTGCGCGTATCGCTAAGAAGTCTTTACCCCAAGTGCGTAAAGCAGAGTTAGAAAAGAAACGTGGGGGCGGTGCGAAAAAAGATGCCAATTAAGAATTTTTCCCAATACCTGATTGAAGAAGAGCGTGAAGTATTTTTCACGTTCGGTCGGATGAATCCTCCGACTATCGGTCACGGTAAAGTAATGGATGTCCTTTCTCAAAAGTCTGGTAAAGCAGACTATAAAGTATTCGTATCACAAACAAACGATGCTAAGAAAAATCCATTGTCTTATTCAGACAAAATTAAACACGTGCGTAAGATGTTTCCAAAACACGCACGTCAAGTTATGGTAGACAAGAAAGTAAAAACTGCCATAGATGCGCTGGTATCATTATATGACCAAGGTTACCGTTCAGTAACTATGGTGGTAGGTGATGACCGCATAAGAGAATTCGACGTATTGTTCAATAAATATAATGGACAACAGGCCAGACATGGTTTCTACAACTTCAAAAACATTAATATAGTATCTGCCGGTAAGAGAGACCCTGATGCTGAAGGTGTTGAAGGAATGTCAGCGTCAAAACAAAGACAGAATGCCGTAAATAATGATTTTGTGTCTTTCTCTCAAGGTGTACCTAAGTCAATGACCAATGCGGATGCTCGTCGTTTATACAACGATGTACGTAAAGGTATGGGACTAAAAGAGACCTCCGAATTCCGTAATCACCTGACACTAGAATCAGTATCACCTATCCGCGAAAAGTTCGTAAGCGGTGAGTTGTTCGGTGTGGGTGACGAAGTCATAGTAAAAGATAGTGACGAACTAGCAACAGTTGCTGTTCTAGGTAGTAACTATGTTATAGTCGAAACTCATGAAGGTAAGAAATTGCGTAAGTGGTTAGATGCTGTCGAGTTAGTAGGTACTTTAGATGAAGAAGTATCTCAGAAAGAGATTAATGACCTAGAAAAGTTCGCTGACCGACTACTTAATAAGTTTGATGTTGACATCGAATTCACCCGTCACTTCAAAGACCGCATGAATGATAAACGTAATAGACCTGATATTAAAATCTCAGAGTTAGAAAAACTTTTTCAGAAAATGGCAGATAACAAGGGTAAGAAGATTAAGAAACACGGTAACTCAGAGGCAATCCTCAAGGATATGCAGTCTGACCTGAATCTACCTGTAGTCATCAACTGGAAGAATGGCGAGTTTGAAGTTGTTAACAAAACAATAATGCGTAAGAAAGCATTCAAGTCTCCTGACCCACAACTCAAGTATGAGAGTCAAGACCCAGATATCAAAGACCGTGAGGGAACTCAACCTTCACGTTATCACGCAGGACTAAAGAAGTCTACCAAAGTAAAACGTGACGCGCACTTCAAAAAACATGGTAAGAAAGCAGACGATGATTCATCTGCGTATAAACCAGCTCCTGGCGATGCGACCGCAAAAACTAAACCATCTAAATATACCAAATCATTTAAGGATATGTATGATGAAGATTGTTGGGACGGTTATAAAGAAGTCGGTATGAAAAAGAAAGGGGACAAGATGGTTCCTAATTGTGTCGCAGAAGATATTGATGAGGGGTTCCTTGATAAATTAAAGTCTATGACCCTTAGTAAGTCTCAATACCAAGATGCGTTGGTAGTCTTAAAGAAACTTCTGAATCGCAAGAAAAAGGAAGGTCGAGGTAAAATGAAGCATAGTACACATTATTATGCGCAGCAGATCGCCAAGTCATATGCGGGTATGAACCATAGAGCACTTCATGATATGTTAGGGAATTGGAAACCAAAAACCATGAAACAACTTGGACTTGAAGAAAAAAGATATGCGCTCTATGATACATTGGAACTTGACGAAGGGCCTGATGGTATCGCTGCTAAGGCGAAGAAGTCTGGTATATCACCCGAGACTCTAAAGAAAGTTTATAATCGTGGAGTTGCGGCATGGAAGACTGGTCACCGGCCAGGTACCACTCCTCAACAATGGGGACACGCACGAGTCAATGCGTTCATTGTTAAGAAGAAAAAGGGTGGTCTTAACCACGACAAAGATTTAGCATAATAACACTTGACAATAAGCGATATTCAATATATAATACGTTATAAGGTCATGTAAAGGAATTAATAATTAAAATGAAAACATTTCAAGAAATAAGAGAAGATAACCAAAGTATTGAACTTGGTGAAGCGCGCTACTTATCTCCCGCAGAGAAAAAATTTCGTGACCAAGAACGTAACGCAGGTTTAGAAGATGAAGGTAAACCATCATATGCTGGTAAGAAACTTATTCTTCTGAAGAACGGCAAACCTTTAAAGATTAGCGGTAAAGAAGTTGTGGTCAAAGACAAAAACCACGCGCAGGGTATTGTTAACAAGTTAATGAAGCAACCATTTAATAAAGATGCTAAGTTTTCAATGCGCGCCGTAAGTGAATCTGCTGAGATTGAAGAAGCTCGTCAAGACTCTGCGAAAGACGTTTACTGGCAGTCATATAGTCTTGCGGTACGTCACGCACTTGCTCAAGCGAAGAAGAAAGGTTTTGAGGTAGACGAAGATGATATCGATAAAGAGATTTCATTCGGTTCTGGTAAGCCAGGACGTGGTAAGACAGTACGCCATACATTGAAGTTGACCAAAGGCGGTAAACCTCAGAAGAAAGCATTACATATTCAAGTATACAATCGTGACACCGATAAGAGTCCGTTTGAACTTAACTTTTACATTTCATAGGAAAGACAATGAAAGACTTTTTTGAATTAAGAGAAGGTAAATTACCACCTCACCTAGCAAAGTTCTTTGATAAAGACGGCAACTTGAATAAAGATGCCGAAGAACGTGTTAAGAAAGGTAGAAAGGCGAAAGGACTAGACCCTTACACTGGTAAGAAACTAAAAGAAGAAGATGAACTCGATGAATCATTGAGTGCGATGATTAAGAAGAAACATGACAAGACTAAGAAAGACCAAGCAGATGCCAAGAAGAGTATCGAAACCAAACAACGTCTGAAAAAGTCAGGTATTCATGTTAAAGAAGAAACACTTGATGAAGCAAAAGAGTCAGGTATGGATATCGCACGTCGCATCGTGAAGAATAAACAACACGAGAAAGGTGTGGATATGACTACTGCTAACTTCATCCTACAGGTTTATAACAAAGTAAATGACGCAAACCAGAAGAAGATGGAAGGTTCTAGTCTGAAACAGCTTGTTGGTCTTGTACAGAAAGTTATGGGAAAATAAGATGAAATCATTTGACCAATTTAATAAGATAGACGAACATTGTGAATGCAATGACCTATATGAGGATTTGGTCACTGAGTCTGCTGAGTATCAGGGCAAGAAAGTCAAACTCAACGACCCTATCCGTACTTCAGAGAACCCTAACAAGAAGTTTAAGGTTTATGTCAAGAACGAATCTGGTACGGTCGTTGTAGTTCGTTTTGGTGACCCTAAGATGTCAATCAAACGTGATGACCCAGCAAGACGCAAATCATTCAGAGCAAGACATAACTGCGCAAACCCCGGCCCTAAATGGAAAGCAAGATACTGGTCTTGTTACCAATGGCGTGGTGGCGCAAAGGTAGACAGTTAATCTGTTATAAATAGTACAATAATAAACTAAATTAATGGTAACCCATCAATGCTGAATGAAAGTAGCTCAGGCGAACAGAGACTCGCCCGAATAGAAACTAAGATTGATAAATTGTCGGATGCGATGATTGATTTGGCGCGAGCCGAAGAAAAACTTATCAATATAGATAAAAACTCTCAGCAGCATTCTGAGCGTATGAATCGTTTTTCTGCGCGTATGGATGACCTAGAAGAAACTGTAAACGACCAAGGCAAAACCGTAAAGGTAATGCAGTACGTATTAACACTAACCGCCACTATTTTTGCGGGTATAATTGTCAAAACATTTTTTGACTCATAATCGGAGATAAGTAACAATGTCAAATATCAATAAAATTATGGAGGCATATTTGTCAATGGTCTCCGAAGAAAACAAAAACCTAGACCAATTAGACGAAAGCAAAAAACTACTTGACCGATATCAAGAACTCAGATCAAATGGCAAGAAAGATAGTGCTATCATCGATATCATGATGAGTGACAGTTCATTCAAACGTTTCTCTAGAGATCAAATGTCTAAGATTATCGGTGACGCATTGCGTAGTGGTAAAATTTCTAAGAAAGTTAAAGAAGACGTTGAGTTAGAAGAGAAAAAGAAACTCGACCCTGTCAACGATAAAGAGAACGATAAAGAATTTAAAGATCGTAAAGACAAAGACATCGACAACGATGGTGATGTTGATTCGTCTGATGAGTTCCTTCACAAGAAACGTGCCGCAACTGATGACGCAATCGACGGTGGTAAGAAACCTGCTAAGAAAGAAGCAGTAGAACCAGAACCAGAAGAAGACGAAGTTGCTGAACCAAAGAAGAAACCTAAAACTGGTAAGGCATCTTTAACTAAAGACATCAAACATAACTCACATACTGCTGACGCTACTGCCGAGATTTCTAAGATTGAGTCTGTGGATACTCGCGCAGCGTTTATCGAGATGTGGTCTCACATCGAAGAGGCAGTAAAGAGTAAACAAGTTCCTGATAGTGCCTCTAAACCAGAAGGTATCATGGACAAAGAATCTCCTAAGTCTAAAGAGTTCGCCAAGAAACACGATGTTGAAATGGGTAAGAAACCAGAATTGGTTGCAGATGACGAAGAAGGTCATGATATGGCAACTAAAGCAGGACGTGCCACTAAACAATCTAGTGGACGAGGTAGTGATAATCTAAGTAATGGTGACAAGTCTCCGGTTAAGGGTAAGTAATAATGCTTACCTTGTTGACTTCAACATCAACTAAGATAAAAGAATCAACTATTAGTAAGCGAACCAAGTTTCCTGATAGTAGATACTATTCAATGACTAAGGGGGATCTTATAAAGATGTGTGCCCAATTAGGTATTGAAATAAATGGTCTCACTGGCGAGACCAAAGAAATAATTATTATGCGTATACGCGAACAACGAGGATAGTAAAATGATTAAAGCTCCACATTGGTGTAAAAATGCTGAACCTACTGTAAAAGGTTGGGTTGACTCTAAATCTGGTGAGTTAATGAAGTCTCAGAAATTTACACATAAACAGGTTGCTGAATGGCATGATGCCCTTCATGGTATTGGTAACAAACATGATGTTGCCGAAGTTGTACTCAACCATGAAGATGATTTAATTGAAGATGATTATATCGAGGAAGAAGATGATGTTTAATTTTATATGTAAGTTGTTTGCTAAAAAGGAAGATTCTACTCCAGTATCTTTAACTGAGGCTCCCTCTCATAGACCTTTGGCGAAGATGACTAAACAAGAGCTTGATGACCTAGGTGCGCACCACGGTATTAAGTTAGACCGTCGTAAGAAAAAATCAGTTCTTGTACAAGAGTTACAAGACGCAGGGATTACTCACAAGTAATCTCTCCCATATGGGTTTACATTATGTTCAAGTTCTATATATTGACCAGCGGGGGTCAGCAGGCCCTTGCGCGTCAATTTGATACGTTCAAAACTACTGACGTAGTTGTCGTAATCAATACACTCGACAAAGAGTATGAAACTCGAATTTACGAGTGGTGTCAAAAACTTTCAATCGAATGCCATATAACTAAATCAGACGGTACCGCTGCTACTGGAAAGAATAGCGTTCTCAAATTATTCTTGGAATCTGATAACGAATATATGGTACATGTGGATGGAGATGATTTTATCACCCCCTACGGTAAAAATATGTACCGTACCACAGCCAATTTACCTAACCCACCTGATGTAATTGCACTGTATAATCAACTAGCGTTAGAAGTGTATCGTAAAGGTGTCTGGGATGACCAGTACGACTCTTTAACTGTCAAGACTAATGGAATGTATGTTCCTCAAGCACTCGCACCACAGTACCCACACGACTATACGACTAGTGCCCAAAGTTATGGTGACCCTGAACAGTTAACCTCAATGTATATGACACAAATACCAGATTTGGATTATCAGACAGCATCTGATTGGGGACATGCTCGGGCAGAATTGAATAAACTGTTCAACAAGTATGGTGAGAGAGATGAAGGTTTTAATAGACTTACGTTTCTTTCCCGCAAGGCAGCTGAACTGATGCATTATGACAACACATTAATAGTAGGTGAGGATACATACCAGTTCTATAAACTCAAGACACTTGCGTATGAGGGTATCTTAGATATGCGTATGCGTAATGAACGTTGGGCATTTTCCTATGTATATTTGAGTGATAGACCTAGTATAACCAAAACTTTAGATTTGGAACGTAAATTGTTTGGTATGATTGATTACTCTTGGCAACTGCCACTTCTAGAATCTCTAAATAGATTGATACCGACATTACCTGTCGATTTCTCACTACCGGAATTTTATGACCCGCACTATGAAGTTAACAAAAAATAATTTACTTATTTACGCAGCACAAAATTATCATAACCCTCAGAATATTGATGGGGAAGAATTCATGGACGACCTCAAACGGTTTAAATATGTTAAGAGGTTAGTCAATAGATATTACCAACAGAACGACCTTGCCGAACGTTTGATATTAAACCACTTGATTGTTATATTCAATGTTTTTGGCCATGACGCTGGTGTCGAAATACTCGCCATGAAGATACCATTAGAACAATGGAAAATACTAAAACCATTTCTAATATTTCTCCGCATTATTAAAAATGAAGAGATTACAGGTATTGATATGGATAAATACGTTATAGAAAAGTTAAGGGAAATACGATGGGACTCCTAAAGAAAGCCGCTGATACGGTATACACAATTAGGTTTTTACGATTGCTCGTTCAGAAGTTCGAGGATACTGGTGCCTTTAAGGCTGGTATTATTGATAAAGACGGTAATAAAAATCCAGACTTCAGTATGGACAAGATGGATGACCGCGACGCAGCACGTACGCATTACACACCATTTCATCGTCTAGTGTTTAATCTGAAGAAGATTATGGCGAAGGCGCCCGGTGGTTCATCTGCTGTTGCGCGGTATGGCGCAGCACTTGCTCTTATTAAAGAACATGGTGAATTGTCTGATAAGAATCTGGACAAGATTCATAATAGTACTGGTATAGACATTTTAGATGTTCTTGCTGAGCAGTCTCAGTGGTACGTGTTAGAAGATGGATCTATGTCGCCTGGAATATATCGCATGAATGTTGAAACTATCACAGAACATTGCGAACCAGTTCGTAAGAACGACAAGATTCGTATAGTTACAGGTGCTCCTGTCCATACTATATTAGGTATGTCTGTGTATGAGGGTGTTCACCAACGCACCAACCAACGAGTTTTAGCAACATCTATGGAATTAATTAAATGACCTCCGATTTCTTAGTAAATGATATCGTGGGACATATTGAGGGTCATTTGTCTATTACAGACAGAACCGTCGAAACTTTCACCAAAATATATGATATAATACAACCTACTCGTATATTAGAGATAGGGTTTAATGCTGGCCACAGCGCATTTATGACGTTGAATATATTACCTGAAGTTACATATCATTCTATCGATATAGGGCGGCACGCGTATACTAAAATTAATGCTGATAAACTTAAAGAGATATTTAAAGAAAGATTTGATTATCGTATATCAAATTCTCGCAATATGTCAGCGAAAAATGTAACAAAGTATGACACCATCTTTATTGATGGCGACCACAGTATTAGTGGATTGACATCTGACTTGAGACTTGCGAGTGACGCGGGAATTGAATATATATTAATTGATGATTATTCAGAAGATTGGTTTCCACAAATAGTTGAATTGACCACACACTTTCTAACCAAACCAGAATTTGGATATCATTTAGTTGACATTTTTCACTATGATTCTCGCGATGGAGATAATCCTGTTGCGTTATTAAAGAAAAATGACTCTTGAAGAGCAATCCGATAGACTACTGACATCGGAAATGGGTGCGTCCGAAGGAAGATTAATTCTTTCTGAACGCACCATTGAGACCATAAAAACCATATATAAAAAGACCAATGCTAAAAGGGTTCTAGAAATAGGGTTTAATGCGGGCCACAGTAGTTTCGGTGTGTTATCTTTAATTGACGATGTTACATACCATTCAATAGACATATGCCAATACCCTCATACAGAAGTGTGCGCAAGTAAACTATCTGATATGTTTCCAGAACGTTTTAGTTTTACTAAATTAAATTCAAAAGACCTTGACACAAACGCCATGTCGGTGTATGATATGGTCTTCGTAGATGGTGACCATCGTAAAGGGCCTGCTGCTTTAGATATACAGAAATGTAATCAAGCAGGAGTTGAGTGGATACTCATAGACGACTATGAATATATCTGGTTCCCTGAACTAACTAAACTTATCAACCACTACATTACCAGCAGCAGGTTTCCGTACTCCCTAAGTAGTATACACGAGTATGAATCGTTAGATGGTTGGACAGGTGTAGGTAAAATGGTATTACTAAAAAGAGACTCATAATGAAAACGTATAAAGAATTCATGGCAGCCTTCCACGAAGAAATTGCCAACAACACATCATCGGTAGCAGGTGCGGGAGACGATTCCAGCACAGTAGTTATGCGAAAAAAACATGACCGCAAAAAACGTCGTGATGACGCCGTTAATGTGCTACGCAGATATCTTCCCGATAATATAAAATAGTTCTTGCCATAGGTGGCAAACTACTATATAATGACTCGTGAACTTAGGGAATACCTATGAAAATAATTGAACTAGAGCATTACTCTATTGTAGTGTTCGGACTTGAAGTAACAGATAATGAATTGTCTGTGATGATAAAAGACCGTAATGAAGATAAACTTATTTACGTGGCATTAGAAGGTACGTCTACCGAGGTACTTTCGCCCAATAGATTCTTGGTGAAAAACCGTGACAGTTCCTTTGATAACCACATGATGTGGGAAGGTATGTTATCTGACGAAGATAAACAAGAATACATTATTCGTTGCGCTCAAAGATTCTATGAGACTGGTAAACAAATGGTTATCGAAGATTACGACTTCAAAGATGAAGAAGTTTTTTATGATTACAGTAATTAATATATTAATAAAAATATTGGATTGAAAATGGGAATTGAAATACAAACAGGACGAGACGACCTTTTGACCGACTATGCCGTCGGTATGCTGAAAGACTTCTATATGATAGAGGGTGAAACTTCTCCACAAGACGCATATGCCCGCGCAGCGAACGCATGGTCAGTATACCGAGGTAATATGGATGAGGGTCTTTCTGAAAGACTATATGAGTATGTGAGCAAGAAATGGTTTATGTTCGCGTCTCCGGTATTATCAAACGCACCCCAAGAAGGTAAGAAGACTAGGGGTCTGCCTATCTCTTGTTTCCTCACGTATGTACCAGACACTTTAGAGGGGTTAATTGAACATTCCTCGGAATTACGTTGGTTATCTGTGATGGGTGGTGGTGTCGGTGGACACTGGAAAGACGTACGCACTGTCTCAGACATCGCTCCAGGCCCGATTCCTTTCCTACATACAGTAGACGCGGACATGATTGCTTATCGTCAAGGTAAGACGCGTAAGGGGTCATATGCGGCATACTTAGATGTACATCATCCGGACATTATCGAGTTCTTAAACATCCGTATCCCTACGGGTGATGTTCAGCGTAAGGCGTTGAATATTCATAACGCGATTAACATTACTGATGAGTTCATGGCAGCAGTTATTAATAATAGTGATTTTGACTTACGTGACCCCAAAAATGGACATGTAAAAGATACTGTCAACGCACGAAAGTTATGGGAAAGAATACTTGAAGTCCGGTTTCGCACAGGTGAACCTTATTTAAACTTTATTGATGCCGCTAACCGTGGTCTTCCTAAAGTGATGAAACAAAAGGGTCTAAAAATACACGGTTCTAATCTATGTAACGAAATTCACCTACCAACATCTGCCGAACGTAGCGCAGTATGTTGTTTATCGTCACTCAACTTAGAATACTATGATGACTGGAAAGATACTAATATCGTGGCAGACCTTATTAATATGCTAGATAATGTAATTGATTACTTCATAGAACATGCGCCTGACCATATCTCACGTGCTCGTTTTTCCGCATCACAGGAACGTTCGTTAGGTTTAGGTGCGATGGGATTCCACTCTTTGTTACAAAAACATGGAGTCGCATGGGAATCTGACAAGGCGAAAGAGATTAACGATGTAGTATTCAAAAATATCCAAAAACAGGCTACTGCGGAATCACTTCGTTTAGGTAAGGAACGTGGAGAGGCACCAGACATGGAAGGTACTGGTATGAGGAACGCGCACTTGATTGCCATTGCGCCTAACGCATCGTCTGGTGTGATTCTATCAACCAGTCCTTCTATTGAACCACTGAAGGCCAATGCGTATACACACAGAACTCGCGCTGGTTCGTTTTTGGTTAAGAACAAGTATCTTAATCAGTTATTAACTGAAAAGGGTTTTAATAACGATTCCATATGGACTTCTATTATCACTAATAAAGGTTCTGTTCAACACTTACCGTTCTTGAACGAAGGTGAGAAGGCGGTATTTAAAACTGCTCAAGAATTAGACCAGAATTGGGTTGTACAGCACGCTGCTGACCGTCAGAAGTATATCTGTCAAGGTCAGTCGGTCAACTTGTTCTTTCCTTCTGGTACTGCTAAGAGTTATGTAAATAAAGTACACTTCAGTGCTTGGAAACTTGGTCTGAAAGGTCTATATTACTTGAGGACAGAGGCAACTTCTCGCGCTGAAACTGTATCTGATAAAGTAGAACGAGTTGCGCTCCAGGATGATAGTCGTTCATTGGTCTACGGTAAATCTGGTTGTCCATACTGTGAAATGGCTAGAGATGAGTTAACTCTGCGTGGTATTGCGTTTGACTACATCGACCTAGACTCGATTGAGAAATCTGCGGCAGATGTAACAGGTCGCGATGTTAAGACTGTCCCTCAAATATACCTAAGTGGGAAATATATCGGTGGGTATGAAGACCTAATGAAAAATCTGTCTGAGGGTGGATATGAGGAAGGTAATTCGGAGAGTGATGAATGTCGGGCTTGCGAAGGTTAGTAGTCTTTGGTGATAGTTTTGTGTCGGGGTATCGAGCAAGTCCTACCCCGAATGTCACCGAATTAAACTTTCCTTATTATTTGTCCGAGGAATTGGGAATTGAGGTTATAAATAAGGGGCAAGAGGGACGTTCCAATCTCGCAATAGCGAGTGAGGTATTATCCTTTGTGCGAGGTAAGACCAAGGAAGACTTATCCGAATTTATGTTTCTTATAGTATACAGTCAGTGGGAAAGGGACACTATAAGAAACCAATATGTCAATAATCCTAATAGTGATAATGCTCTACGGGGTAAAATAAATCATAGAAATACTGAGAATTCTAACCCACACGACATAGCAACTTTACGTGTACATACCGAATTAGCATATCTCGGAATAAAACAACTATGCGAAATGTATGATATTCCGTATAGAATGATAAACAGTTATGATTATCAACCATATCTTGATAAGTTAGATAATATTGAATGTATCAAAGCGCGTCAACTAAAAAAGGGTGCTTTGGGTATGGTAGATATTGTGGTAGGTAGTCGAGATTGGACTATGATAAACTCTAAAGGGGATGATAACTGGATAGAAAGTCGCTCCCTGAACAACACCTTGCTAGATATATGTAGTGGACAATGGTTACTTGATGAACCAAAACCATCACCATTTGAGTACTTGAATATATTGCGCTCAAAAACAAAGACTAATAAATACTTAACACCCTGTGGCCACCCTAATGTAGGTGGTAACAAAATTATCGCTAAAACTTTAGCACCATATTTAAAAGAACTTATTAAGGAATAGTATGTCACTATTAAAATTCTCCCAAACATATAAACCTTTTATGTATCCTTGGGCAGTAGACTTATCAAAGAAACATGAAGAAGTACATTGGATTGAAGACGAAGCAGAACTATCCGAGGATGTACAAGACTGGAAAACCAAACTGTCTGAAGAAGAAAAGACATTCATCACACATGTGCTACGATTATTCACGCAGTCAGACGTGCAGGTAGGGGAGAACTACCACGAACTGTTGATTCCTCGTTTTAAAAACAACGAAGTTCGAAATATGTTATCATCTTTTGCGGCACGTGAGGCTATTCACCAACGCGCATATGCTCTATTGAATGATACACTTGGTCTACCAGACGAAGACTTCCATATGTTTCTTGAATACAAAGAGATGGCTGACAAGATTAATTTCATGAAAGATGGGGAATGTAAGACCAACTCAGGACTCGCGACTGCCCTTGCTCAGTCAGTATTCAATGAGGGTATGTCAGTATTCGCATCTTTTGTAATGTTATTGAACTTCCAACGTTTCGGAAAGATGAAAGGTATGGCAACAATCGTCGAGTGGTCTATCCGTGACGAGACTTTACACGTACAAGGTAATGCGAAGTTATTCCGTGAATTCTGCGCAGAACACCCGCGTATTGTAAATGACGAATTAAAGTCCAAGATATATAAGATGGCAGAAAACGCAGTTGCGTTAGAAACTAAATTTATCGACCTAGCATTTGCGGGTAACGATGTACAAGGTCTCACGAAGAAAGAAGTTATAGACTATATTCGTCACATTGCTGACCGTCGTTTACTTCAAATCGGACTGAAACCATTATTTAATCAAAAAGACAATCCCCTACCTTGGTTGGATTGGGTACTGAACGGAGCATCACATGACAACTTCTTTGAGAAACGTGTGACTGAATACTCTGTTGTTGGTATGGAAGGCAGCGACTATGGGTGGGATGAGTTGGAACGAGAGGTAGCATAATGAATACAGAATATTCAATTGAATGTCCGATCTGTGACATCGAGACTGTTGTAGTAGTAAAGTATGAAGAAGAAATTCCTCGTCACTGTGCTATGTGCGGTTCTGATGCTGAAGCAGAATTTCAATCTGAAGAAGATTAGTAAATAGTTAAAAGCACACTAAATATTATCAAATATTAATAATTGGTGTGCTAATGAACTGGACTTACGAAGAAAAAGAATTTAACCCTGATAATGAGTTCCTTGAACCGTATCAGGGTTTTGTTTATATGATAACCGAACTTGATACTGGTAAGAAATATATCGGTAAAAAGTTTTTCTGGAAACCTAAAACACTCCCCGTCACAAAAACTCGCAAACGTAAAGTAAAGACTCGTGTCCAATCTGATTGGATGAAGTACTATGGCTCAAGCGCTGAAGTAAAACTACTCGTTGAGGAGAAAGGTTTTGATAACTTCAAACGTGAAGTGCTCAAGTTGTGCCGAACCAAGGGCGAATGCTCCTACTACGAAGCGAAACTACAGTTCCAGTATGATGTACTTCTCAGTGATGAGTTCTACAACGCATTTATAGGCTGTAAGATACACGCAAAACATTTACCTAAAGACTAATTACACTTATACTATTTGGTTATAGTGTTATGCTATTTTGTTCTATTAATAGTGTTGACTTTCGTTTCTAAAACAAGTATAATGTAGTTCTAGTGATGAGGAGGTAGTTATGAAATTCTACGGTGTTAAAGAAGCGATGGTCTCTTGGAGCGAAATACTTGTTGAGGTTATGAACAAAGAATGCGGAGAAGTTCAATACGATGGACTTGTTAGACATTACTTCGAAGTAGAGATGAATGAAGAAGAGTTAGAATTCCTTCAGAAAAATTATTGGTACGAGGTTCAAGTCGGACAAGAGTTACCTTGGAACCACAGAGTTACATTTGAGA